ATCCGCAGACCAACCGCGTCACGCGGCGCTAGGAAGCACTCATGGCAACGAATTTCGACCGGACTCTTTCCCCCGCGCCGTTGGGGCTCGGGCCCACCCCCGTGCTGGGTCCCGACACAGGACCCGACGCGGAACCCGTCATCGAAATTGAAATCGAGAACCCTGAAGGGGTGACGGTCGGAATTGACGGGGTCGAGATCGACCTGATGCCAGAGCCCGACGAAGTCGAGTTTGACGCGAACCTCGCTGAAGTCCTCGATGAAGGCACGCTGTCTGAAATTGCCGGAGAACTCCTCGGGGACTACGACAACGACCTGAACGGACGCAAGGACTGGGAAGAGGCCTACGCCGAGGGTCTAAAGTTGTTGGGCCTCAAAATTGAGGAGCGCACCGAGCCTTGGTCGGGTGCCTGCGGCGTGTTCAGCCCCGTGCTGACCGAAGCCGTCGTGCGGTTCCAAAGCGAAGCCATCACCGAGTTGTTTCCTGCCTCGGGCCCGGTGAAGACCAACATCATCGGCAAACGCAGCCGTGAGAAAGAGGACGCTGCGCAGCGGGTGCAGGCGGACATGAACTACCAGTTGACCGAGGTCATGGTGGAGTACCGCCCGGAGCACGAGAAGATGCTCTGGAACCTGCCCATCGCCGGGTCTGCGTTCAAGAAGGTCTACTTCGACCCGAGCATGGACCGGCAGGTCTCGACCTTTGTGCCTGCTGAGGATGTCATCCTCCCCTACGGCACCTCGGAGATCACCTCGTGCCCACGCATCACCCACAGGATGCGCAAGACCAAGAACGAGATCGTCCGGCTCCAGAACGCAGGGTTCTACCGGGACGTGGATATCGGAGAGCCCAACCGCAACGTCGATGAGATCCAGAAGCGCAAGGATGAGGAGACGGGGTTCAGCGCCACGCACGACGACCGGTACCTGCTGCTGGAGATCCACGTCGAGATGGACGTGCCCGGCTACGAGCACAAGGACGAGGACGGTGAGTCCACGGGCATCATGCTGCCCTACGTGGTGACGGTCATCAAGGACACCCAGACGGTGCTGTCTGTGCGGCGGAACTGGTTGGAGGACGACGCCACCCACCGCCCGCGCCAGCACTTCGTGCACTACCAGTACGTGCCGGGGTTCGGGGCTTATGGGTTCGGGCTGATCCACCTCATCGGTGGCGCGGCCAAGAGCGCGACGTCCCTGACCCGGCAACTCGTTGACGCGGGCACACTGGCGAACCTGCCGGGCGGCTTGAAGAGCCGAGGCTTGCGGATCAAGGGCGACGACACGCCCATCGCGCCGGGGGAGTTCAGGGACGTCGACGTGCCCTCAGGCACGGTGCGCGACAACATCATGCCCCTGCCCTACAAGGAGCCGTCCCAGACGCTCCTGACGCTGCTGGAGAAGATCGGCGAGGAGGCTCGACGGTTCGCCGCCACGGCGGACATGAAGGTCTCGGACATGAGCGCCCAGGCACCGGTGGGCACGACGCTGGCGCTGCTGGAGCGCCAGTTGAAGATCATGTCGGCAGTGCAGGCTCGCATGCACTACAGCATGAAGCAGGAGTTGAAGCTCCTGAAGGCCATCATCCGCGACCACACACCAGACAGCTACACCTACGAGCCCGACGCCGAGACCCCGGCGGGGCCACGCGCCAAGCGTGGGGACTACGCCCTCGTCGAAGTCATCCCGGTGTCGGATCCCAACGCGGCCACGATGAGCCAGCGGGTGGTGCAGTACCAAGCCGCGCTCCAGTTGTCCACCCAGGCCCCGCAGATCTACAACCTGCCCAGACTGCACCGGCAGATGCTGGAGGTGCTGGGGATCAAGCATGCCGACAAGATCGTCGAGCTACCCGAGGACAAGCGGCCAGAAGACCCCGTCACCGAGAACATGAACGTGCTGCGAGCCAAGCCGATCAAGGCGTTCGCGTACCAAGACCACGAGGCGCACATCGCGGTGCACCAAGCGTTCATGCAGGACCCGAAGATCATGGCATCCATCGGCCAGAACCCGATGGCCCAGCAGATGATGGGTGCACTCATGGCGCACATCGCCGAGCACACTGGGTTCGCATACCGGGCTCAGGTTGAGAAGTCCTTGGGCGTGCCGCTTCCGGCGTTGGACGAGAACGAGACCGCGCCGATCCACGCCGATGACGAGAAGATCCTGGCCCCGCTGCTGGCCGCAGCGGCTCAACGCACCATGACGCTGAACCAAGCCATGGCAGCGCAGCAGATGGCCCAGCAACAGGCTCAGAACCCCGAGCTTCAGCTTGCACAGGCCGAGCTTCAACTCAAGGAGCGGGACAGCCAGCGCAAGGCCCAGAACGACCAGATGGACTTCCAAGTGGCTACAGAGCGCCTGAAGCTCGACCGCGAGCGCCTCGCCCTGGAAAACCAGTCCAAGAACGCCGACCGCGTCGTCAAGGTGGCGCAGACGATGAGGCCCACGCCGCGCCCGACCCCGGGCCCCCGGAGATAAGCCATGGAAACCGACGCCCTGAAACTCGTCCGCGCCAAACTGCGCGAACGCATGAACGCCCTCGCTGATGACGTTGCCACGGGTGCTGCCCGTGACTTCGCGGAGTACCGCAACCTGTGCGGTGTGATCCACGGCCTCGCCCTCGCTGAACGCGAGGTGCTCGACCTGCTGGACATCGCTGAGCGAGAAGACCGGTAACCCCCACGCCGTGGCCCGCCGGGCAAGCCACGGTGCCCATCCCGCCCGCGAAAGAAGACCATGACTGACGACATCAATGACATTCCTGACGCTGAAAAAGCCCGCCAACTGCCGGAGCCATCCGGGTACAAGCTCCTGTGCGCACTACCCGAAGTAGAGGACAAGTTCGAGAGTGGCATCCTGAAGGCCGACGCAACCGTGAAGGTCGAGGAGCACAGCACCACGGTGTTGTTCGTTGTCAAACTGGGCCCACAAGCCTACGCTGATATGGACAAGTTTCCCAGCGGTCCTTGGTGCGAGCAGGGTGATTTCGTTATCACTCGCGCCTACTCCGGCACTCGGTTCAAGATCCACGGGCGTGAATTCCGTCTGATTAACGACGATCAGGTGGAAGCTGTGGTTGAAGACCCACGTGGTATCACCCGAGCGTAAGGAGCACCTATGTCTGAATTCAAATTCCCCGACGAAGTCGACGCTACGGCGGATTCCAAGGGCTCCAAGGTCGAGTTCGAAATCGAAGGTGAGGGCACCCCCGAGATCGAGATCGTCGACGACACTCCTGATCAGGACAAGGGCCGCAAGCCGCTGGACCGTCAGGTGGCTGAGCCCACCGATGACGAGCTTGAGCAGTACGGCGAAAAGGTGCGCAGCCGCATCAAGGAGTTGACCCATGCCCGACACGACGAGCGTCGTGCTAGGGAAGCTCTGGAGCGCCAGCACCAAGAAGCGCTTCGCGCCACCCAGGCACTGTTTGAGGAAAACAAGAAGCTCAAGGGCCAGTTGACCACTGGTACCACTGGATTCATCACCCAGGCGAAACAACTCGCTGAGTTGGAAGTGGAAAAGGCCAAGGCCGCACTGAAAGCGGCGCATGAGGCCGGTGACACTGAAGCCTTCGTTGAAGCGCAGGCGAAACTGAACGAGGCGGTGTTTGCACAGCAGCGGGTAAAGGCTCTCAAAGCTCCCCCCTTGCAAAACAAACCAAACTCTGGTAACGTGCCGCCACAACAGGCCGCGCCCGCACCAGTTCAAGCCCCTGACCCCAAGCTACAGGCTTGGAGACAGAAGAACTCGTGGTTCGGTGAAGACGATGAGATGACGAGCTTTGCGTTCGGCCTGCATAACAAGCTCGCCAAGTCTGGTGCCAATGTCGGTTCCGATGAGTACTACGCGACCATCGACCAACGCATGCGCCAAGTCTTCCCGGACAAATTCGAGGCCCCCGCGCCTTCGCAAACCAAGCGTCCCGCTACCGTTGTAGCCCCGACGCAAAGAGCTACGTCAGCGAAAAAAGTCCGCTTGACGCAATCCCAAGTAGCGTTTGCTCGCCGAGCAAACATCCCGTTGGAAGAGTACGCCCGCCACGTGGCGTTGTTGGAGCAATCGAATGCCTGAAGTCCGCGCCCCCCGAGAACTCACCACGCGTGAGAAAACTCAGCGTCGCTGGCGTGCGCCTTCGACCCTGCCCGACCCCAACCCGGAACCGGGGATGGGCTTCCGTTGGGTGATGACACATCTGCTTGGCGAGTCCAAGCCGACCCACGTGTCGCAACGACTGCGTGAGGGTTATGAGCCCGTCAAGGCAGAAGATCACCCTGAGTTGGCTTTTGAAGCCAACACCAAGACCGGGAACGTCGAAGTCGGCGGTCTGATGCTCTGCAAGATGCCCCAAGACATGTTGGATCAACGTACCGAGCACTACGCTCGCACGTCCAACACGCTCTCTCAGTCGATCGACAGCAAGTATGTCGGTCAAAGTGACCCCCGCATGCCGGTATTTTCCGAAAGGAAGTCGTCGTCTTCGCGTGGGTCGTTCGGTTCTGGTTCCTAATAGGAGCAATCCATGTCCTACCCTGCGGTCACTCGGCCTTACGGCCTTGTTCCGGTGAACCTGAAGGGTGGTATCCCGTTCGCGGGCTCCACTCGGATGATCCCCATCGGCCAAGGCTACAACACCAACATCTTCAACGGTGACGCCGTCGGTCTATCCAACGGCAACACCATCATCACCCCGTACAACGCGGACACGGCTTCGGCTGCCGCTGCGGGCGACATCGTCGGCGTTTTCCTGGGCTGCGAATACAGCACCGGGGCGGGCCCGATCTTCGGCAAGCTGCGCCAGCAGTACTGGCCCGCCGGGACCAACGCCCCGGACGCTGTCGGCTACGTGCTGGACGACCCCAACGCCCTGTTCAAGGCGGCGGTGGTTGCTCAGCC